TTTGCGTTTCGTTTCGAGCAAGTCAGCCGAATTAAAGAATATTTCGTTAAACTTTTGTCCTAACTCATCTATTTCCGTTGGACTTAATTCCGTAGGAACCCCTAGCCCAAACTGCACACCTTGTGCATTTTGGGTTACTCTTTTATATGCTTCATTTTGAGTGTTAACAAATATTCTGGACATATGAATTAGGGTTGAGAAGTTGTATCGGTGTTGTTACTGCCATCATAGGACGGTTCTCTAACTGTAAACCTAATAGTAGTTGTTCTACTGTCCCCAGCGTCAACAACCACAGTAGTTTGCCCCGGCGAAATTCCACGAACAATTCTTGGAGTATATGGATTATAATCAACTTGAGTATTTTGTGGTGGTTCTACTTGTACAATACTCATATTATTTGACTTCCACTCCACTATCGCAGATGTATCTTGGTTACCGTCGATATCGTAAACACAGATATTTACTTCTACGCGCTCACCTACGTCTATGGTATAAATATCGTTTTGTGTAACTATTACATTCTTAGGAAGTGCGGTAGAACTTGGTAAAATAATAGGAAAGCTTCCAGACTTAATTTCTAGATTAATATTTGGATATAAAATAGATTCTGGTGTATTTTCTATGTCAGAAGGTAGGTCTAACTTGACCAATACAACTGCACTACTACTTGGTTGTAAGACAACATTCCCAGTTGGATAGCGTAAATTGTTACCCGTATTTGGGTCTACAATACGTATCCACGGTACGGTGGCAGTCATATTAACGGTAATTGGTATTTCACTATCAGAATTTGCCATAGACAACGGAATATCTGATACCGTCGCAGAATTAAAGTTATAGTTTCTGATGTAATCTATACTACTTGATGCGATTGCATAAGAAAACTTTTCACGGATATTATACGCACTCATATTAAATCAAACCGGTAACGTTGTGGATTATTCTTTTCATCTTCTAATGCGATGTCGTATGCTATATCAATAGCTTCAATCACAATAGTATCTAATTGTGTTTCTGTAAATGATGTACTTCCCGAAGAAATTAAAGTTTGAACTGATTTCAATGCCAGTGGATATGCGTTGTTTAATACATTTTGTGCAATCGTATTGATGCCTATTTGTGTGCCACTGTCCTCATCAAACCCATACTGAACTAGCCGTTGTCCGGACCCACTGTCAAAGTTTTTATAGATAGTAGAACTATCAATTTTAACAGAGCTTGCCGGTACATTAAGTCCGTCCGAATTTGGTTGATTAAAGATTTGCTTCAATACTGGTTCTATCCAAGTTACGCTGATACGTGGAATAGCAAACTGTTCTAGCGTTGATTGCTTAGTTAAGTCAGTAAGTTTTAATTCTACTTCTTTTCTTGATGGTGAAATTTTATTTATTTTTAAAATTCGGTCATCATATGTACCGACTTCATTTGCAAAAAAGTTTAGTGTAACTTCATACTGCCCAACTGGTAGAAGTAACTCTGGTAGTTTTGAAAAGTCTATGTACAGTAGGTTACGTTTTGTATTGTCTGGATATTGTAATGTTTCTGTACGAATTGCTTGACTGTTGTTTGGGATAAAGTCAGAAAATATTAGACTATTATCTGCCAAACTATATACGTTAATTTCAATATTATTTTCTAATAAAGCTTCTGAAAAATCTGCGGGAACTTCCATATCCAACAAGTCATCTGCCTTGTTACCAATAACACGAGAAACAGTATATTTGCTATACTGTTGCAATACTTGGTTGATATTAGTCTTAAAATTCTTTTGATTTGCCATTAGTTAAGCTCTTGGAAATTTTTATTAATTCTACTAGCCCATACATTATAATCCAACTTTTCTTTGTATATTGGGGTATAGTAGGTACTACCCGTTGGATTTGAACTACCAACGACCACAACTTGACCAGTGGAGGAGTAGTTAGTCACTACCGACCCACTATGTCCAGACGCGGACACATCAAACAAAGATATAGACAAATCTATAATTTCTTTGTTTGAGATACTAGAGCTATCTGGATTTGGTGTATTTACGATTGAGATGGTCATAAACTATTCAACTTTAAATAGTGTTTCTGTGTCAATTACTCTTGAATAATCCCCAGAGTTAATCTTTAATTTTAATGTATAGAATCTACCAGAGTATAATGGAGTGGTATCAAGTACGATATAAGACCCCGTGGCATCTGTACTAATCTTGCTGTAGTCATCAAACCCGATAACAGTAGTATTACTTTGTGTATCCACAATGGAGTAGTACGATGATGTTGGAAGATAATATTTGTTCTTGTATCGTAACGTACTATCAAATGAACGTAATGGATATTCATCACGAACGACAAGATTTATTTTAGTAATGTCACCCTTGGTGTATGTTTCTTTTAAGTTTGTTGGAGCTATTTTAACATTTAAAGTAGACGGAATAGCTGCTAAACTTCCAGTAACAAAACTTTGATTATCCCATGCTACTTCCAATGTAGGTTGGTGAATCGTGTGTGTTTGGGTAGAGAATATTTTAATATTTCCCTTGTTTGTAGTATCTTGTTCATCCGTTGTCGGAAATTGTAAAGCCAATCCATAAAATGTGTTTTGGAGAGATTGACTGACGATTGGTTGGAGGATACTTGTAACGTCAAGTCGAATGTCTTGTAATGGATATGTTGACAACGTTAAGCTTGCTGAAGTAGAGGTTGTTAGGAAGTCACCTCCTGCTAAACTCCATGACGTTGCAGTACCAAGTTGTCTCCATGTTGCACCATCATTTACATTTTCTACATTTTGATAGAAAAATCCACTACCTTCGTCCCACGATTGAGATACCTTATAAATGATAATTTTTTGATTTCTTTTTACATTGTTAGCATTTGCTAGTTTTAAATTTAAAAAGAAATTAGCGGTAGCTGGTACCGTTTGTGTAGTTGGTAAATCAAAATAAATTAAGGAACGCGCCGACCCAGTAGCATATGCGGTAGAACTAGTAAAGTCTACACTAGTGTTGATAACTTTACCAATTTCTAAAATTTCATCTAACCCAGCATTATTCGTTGGATATGCTTGATAAAGAGTCGTGTCCTTACTGGCAGTTAATATTTTTCTCATTGTGTTGCGTTCCCTATAATGTCAGTTTGTGGATACTTCAACTCAAATATACTTGGGTCAAGACTTGGGTAGATAACTCCGTTAATCGTGGCTTCATCAATGTCATATCGATAGTTTTGATAGTTTGCACCATCTCTAAATTGATACTTGTTGAAGATTCTAACACCACGAACCGATTGTACTCCATCTACTAACCCAATAGCATATGAGATATCAGCTAAAACAATTGGTTGGTTTATATTCCATCTATCAATATTAAAGAATTCTTGTACCGTGCCAATACTGCGTGCTAAAACATCGTTTACATTGTAGTTTCTAAGAACAGATATGTCAAATTGTACCCCAATATTAATTACGAACGCATCAAGAATGTTAACATCGTCTGTTAATAATCTAAATTGTTCTAAATATCGGGCCAAATTATCTTTTGTTACAGTATTCAGTGTTGCAAAATTACCGTTTGTATCGTACCCCAACGTGTATAAGTTGATAGAGTTGGGCTTTACTGGGTTTTCTACATATGTTCTTTCATTATTTGCTGCTAAAATTCTATTAATTTGTTCATCACGAATCGCATATGCCTTTGCAATACGGCCATATTTTGCTGGTAATGAGTATGCTCGTACTGCGTAATCTTCTGCGGTAACTGCACGATTTTGTGCGTTGAAGAACGCTAGTGCATTTTGTCGAATTTCGTCTAACGATTCACCGTCTCCACCACCAGTCGCAGGTAAATCATTTGTAATAGTTACTGTTTGCACTGCTGCGTTAAATGCACTAAGTTCAGCGGTAGAATAGTCTGTTGTATCGTTTAAGGTAATTAGCTCAGACACAACATTAATTGTATTTGATGGAGTATTACTTTCCACACCACCACCAACCAAATATGTCACAGTTAATGTTGTATTTGCTGGTGATATTCCGTATGCATTACTTGTCAAGAAATTTACATTGTTGATTGCAACGTTACCCAGCGCACTTTCAATAGTTGTCCCGTATTGAGAAGTTGCCACTTGACGAGAATCAAGAGTTAAATCTAACTCTGCGGCATCGTCTGTGCCAGAACCAAATGATAATTCCATACGGAACTCTCTATTAACTCTGGTTACAAATCTCCGCGGAACTTTCTTTAAGCGCAACTTAGCAGATGGTAATGCACCAGTTTCACTGTTTGCAGTTACTTCTACATCACTCATAATAACGTCTTGTGCAAGATAATCGACTTCATACCACGTATTATTATCGGAATCGACCACACTTTCTATTCCAATAACATTTTCATCTGGCATCAATACCGATGTGAACTTTTGAGCCGTTCCAAAGGTAAACTGTGTGGTCTTTTCTGTTGCTGCTACGAGTTTTGCCGTCTTACTTACAATGAATGTTGATGGATTTCCACCACTAAACGTATTAACAATGTAATTTTCACTAGTGATGTCAGTAAAGTTGACATCTTCAACCAATCTAAATTGAATTGATGATTGTCCCGAGGTTGTAAACGCACTACCTCTTGCAACTTTTAGGAGATATTTTGGGTCGGGAACATATACTCCGTTTTGCAAGACCGCTGGTGCTAATTGGTATAGTGTTGCAACGACACTTGCTGGATAAATTAACTTTGGCTTATACCCCAAGAATTGTGCGATAGACACCACGTTTTCTGGTTGTTCTGCGTATGCTAATAGATTTTCCTTAAATTGGTTGTCAATATAAAATGACAATACGTCACCCACATACGACGCCATTTCAATAAACATCATACCAGGTGATGTTTCATTGAAGTCAGAGTACGTATTTGGATAATATGCCTTTGCAAACTCTATTAAGTTTTGCCGAAAGTCAGTAAATGTCTTTGAGATGTAATTAATCTGCTTGACATTCGGCCGAGGTTGTATAACTACCGGTTGATTACTTGACATTTAAAACTCCAAAGTAGGTCTATCTTATAATCTGTTTCTATTTCTAGGTGTGGTCGTACGTACTACAGAATTTGGTTCAAATGGAAACGCAACTGACGGTGCACCTAATGCTGCTGTGGATATTGCTACCTGGTCCGTCACATTTGGATTACTTCTAAATCTATATACACAATTTATATTTAAAGAATTTTCTGCATCTGATTTAGTGATTTGAAAATCCGTGAGTTCAATAAATGGTAACCAACGATCTACAGCCTCTACCACAGCCAGTCTAGCACGTTCTAATGTATCATCAGTCATTGGTTCAAACAAAATTTTCCATAAATCGCATCCTAAATCAGGATGTCCCAACCGTTCTCCTTTTTTAGTAAGAATCAAATTTTTAAAATTTGACCGTACTTGTTGGATAACGGATGTGGATTGTTCAAACATTCCTGTTTGGCCAAGCCGTAACGGAAGAGTTACACCAATGAACTTTTGTGCCATATTACTTACTCAACCCCATAGCCTTCATAACTTGGGAATAATCTTTGTTAATTGCTTGAACTGCTGGATTGTCTTCTGTCATGCCAGGAGGAACTGGCATTATTTTACCAGTTTTTGCCACAATAGTATCTCCGTTACGTTCTAATCCCATCATTTCAGCTAATTGAGAGCGTGAGAACTTTGACTTTTGTGATGGCGATGCTGTTTCTTGTAAAGTTTTTACTTCGGCAACAGCTTCTTCTAATAACTTAGGAAGAACCTTCTTTACTTCATCTTCCACAGCTTCCTTTACAAGTTCTTTGACATATGCCCGAAATAATGCTTTGTCCATATATTATCCTCTATTTGGTATTAAATCTTCCGAGAACCACATTTTCCATCGTAGATTGTTTTGTAGTTTTAAGTGATTGTCTATAGGTAAATGGATTTTCTTGTGCTTTAAGCGTTTCCTTATGTGCAGTTACCGACTCTTGTTGTCGTTTAATGTTTATACTTTCTATTCTTGTTTCAACATAATTTTTAATTTCTGCGAACGACGGCCGTTTTGGAGGAAACGCTGGAGTACTTAGTGGAAACGATGGAATCGTTGGGGCTGTAGGTAGCGAATTCGTATATATCTGAGCCGCATTTAGTGCTTTAGTTCTTGCTTCGTCCAAACTTCCACTTACAAATGTACTTGGTGGTACAATATTATCAAGCACAGATTGAAAACCTAATCTAATTTCTGCTGCCGACGCAGACGTATTTTGTAAACTGACTGCATTGTTTGGTAAAAAATTACTTGGTATTGCCATAATCAGTCATTGGTTTTTGAAGTAAAATTACTTGTACTATTAAAAGACGCTCCCTTACCTAACGAGATGTCCGCTGTCAGCTGTGCTAATGTTGTTGCCAATCTTGTAGCAGACGCCGCGGCGGTTGGTGATGGTACAAATGAAATACTTATATCTCGTAAGGCAGATACCACGTTCTTTAAAAACACAGATAACTGTCCGCCCAAAACCATTGGTTGTGTTTCGTCTTGCCCCGAACCTATAAATATCTTTTTACCCGATATTATGTAGTTTCCTGACGTTCCGTAGGATATATCGTTTGACGCCACAACAGATACCGTACGTCCTTTAATCAAAACGTCGTTATATGCCTGTAGCTTAATATCTCTATCTGTCGTCATTCTTACCGATTCTTGAGAATCTAGCGTTATCGACTTTACTGCACTAAGGTTGATTTCTGCCTTAGAAAATAGGGAAATTTCATTAATTTTACTGTTTAGGACTAATCTATCGGAGTTTATGAATATCTGTGCTCCGGTGTAAACGTTTGAATTTTGGTTTTCTGATGACCTAAGGTGGGCCGGACTATCCAACGTTGCTGCCGCAAACCCCACCTGCTCATCGGTAACCATCCAAATAGTGCTTTTATCCTTATTAATATCCTCGTAGGTTAGTCCATACGTCCCACCTACTACGGTTTCTTGCGTACCATCTCTATTAATGTCTATCGATGTAATTTTATTAGGACTCTGCCCAACAGTTAATAGTATATTTGGCTGTGGAGTGTTAGTGTTTGGATTACTAAACAGACTTGAACCAAATCTAATAATATTACCAAATCTACCTTGTACAATTAAATCACCCTCGTTCGGTCGAACCATACGAACTGTTGGGTTTTCGCTAAATTCATCACCCAAACTAAACTGTTGCTGACTTCCCCACGGTCTGTATGCGGTTCCACCTTGAGCCGCTAACTGGGCCGCATCACTCTGATTTTGACTTGGTTCGGTGGGCGAAAACCGTTGACTTAATCCAGGCCAAGAACTTTCAGTAATTTTATTGGTTGAATTAATTCTGCGAGTATAGAATAAACGACCGAGGGAATAAAATACCAATACCAGTTCATTTTTTAAGGGATATTCACGTATACTAGAATCAATCGGAGCCGCCCAGTTTAATTTTTCCTTCGGCACACCTCTATCACTGGGAATAAATCTAACTTGAACCATACCAACATTACTACCGTCTGCCGCATACTGTGAATGTAGTTCGTTTAAAATCACATCTTCTACCAAGCCATCTTGATACGGTGTTGGTTGTGTGATAGAAAACCGTGGGAACTGTGACGCTCCCAGTTGGTTGATATCAATATTGTACGATATCGGTCCAAATGATGACATTAGCTCTTCTCTGCAAACACATCATCCAAGTCCTTCACATCTTCTTGAAGTCCTTGGATTTCGACGTTGATATCCTTTAACAGTGCATTCTTTTCTTCTTCTGACAATAATCCGTCTAGAGAAGCATTAGACTTGACGCCAACCGATACGATGCGTTGGGCAATTTGTGCGACACGAACCAAGTGTTCATCGTTCTTGACATTCACTTCTAAGAATCCCTGCACAATTGGTCCAATCACAGCCGCATCTTCTGGAGTACGGATGAGTTGGACCATTTTCATAATAAACGAGTTGATTTGTGCCCGTTTACTGTCGGTATTTTTGTGAATTTCTGAGAAAATG